GTATCAACTATACTGATAGAAAGACTTGTAATGTTATCTATGGTGTAGTTACTCTTCCAAATGAACCTACTGTTACTGGTCTAGTTGGACGTAATGCTTGTGGATGTTTACCATGTGGTTTTACTCAACCTGCTAGCGGAACTCCTGCTCAGTAATATTACTAAGTTTGATTAAGAACATAAAATTGAAAGAGATATGATACCTGTTACTTAATTCATACTAGGTAATAGTGACCCTTTACTATACCCTAGTGAAAAAATGACTAATAGCATTGATGAACAAATTGCTTTTCTTCAAAGTCAAAAACAAGCAATTAATGAAGCTTATCGTCGTAATGCTATTCCTAATGCAAATAATGGTACAACTCAAAATCAGCAAGTTCCAACTCAAGGAATTTGGGATGCTATTGATGCTGAAATTGCACCACTTACACAAGAACAACAAAATATGCTTCTTAATAATCAAGACTATGTAAATAACTATAATGCTTTACAAAGTATGGTTCAAGCAGAAGTTCTTAATTTAGTTAGAGGAAAAATCGAAGCTAGTGCGGATGGCAAACATTTACTTGAAGAACAACTTAAACTTGTTAAGTTACTTAAAAGTAAAATTGTTGAAGTTACTAACAAAGAAATGGAATTGTTTAAAGCTTTTAAAGAAGCTAGTAAAACTAATCCTAATTTAACTTATGAAGAATTTTTAAAGAAGTAATATTATGGTTGAAATTGGTAATGTTAAAGAGGTTATTAAAGATTATATTATTAAACAATTAGTATCTATGGGTGAAAGTTCTCCAGCTATAAGACTTTTAACTCCTTTAGCTAAAAGAGCTATTACTAATAATATTGATAGTTTTGATAAGTTTTTAAAACCTATTGCAGATAAAGATGGCATGATTGATATTGAAGGTATATTTGATGAAGAAATGGAAGTTATTAATAATATTGATAATTTTAATTTTGATATACCTTTTATTGGTGGCGGTAATATTTCTAAAGGTATTATATCTCTTGAAGTTCCTTATGTGAATAAAATTGTTACTCTTAATCAAACTGATTTAGAAGTTTTAAAAGAATCATTAATCAGTTTAAAAACAAAGTAATATTATGAGAGAAATGCCTTACATTCAACCTTACCATGTTGGTAATCGTCGTGGCGGTAATCAAAATATTCTTGATGAATTTCGTGAATTTCTTGATGCACGTGGAGGACGAGGCGGTCGTGGTGGTAGAGGTGGTATGAGAAATCGTATTGGTTATGATACTTACGATACTTATGGTCGCTCTGCTAATAAAAATGACCGAGAAGAAAAGATTTTAACTATGCTTATGAGCGGTGGATATAATGACGATGGCTATCATTTTAATGAGTATGAAGCTAAAGAAGTTGTAGAACAAATGTATCATGTTAAAGACAATAAGAAATATATTGGTGAAAAATATGATATGAATAAAGCTCATGAAATTTGTGAACGCTATAAAGAAGTATTACCTAATGATGTTGAACTTTGCGATGTTTATGTTGCAATTAATGCTCAATATCATGATTATGCTAAATTATTTGAAGAATGGTTTGGTGGTAATATAGATAATAAAGTGTTTGAAAGTGCTATTACATTTTGGTTTAAAGATGTAGATTTGATGGTGATAAAGTATGGGAATATTTCCACATGAATAACTAATCATTATTGTAAAACTGTAAAAGGGAATTATCTTCGGATAGTTCCCTTTTTTATTTATCTAAATTTTAGTATGGACAAATTTATTGATGTAATTGTAGATGGAATCCTTAGTAATTTTGATTTTGGATTTATGTTTATTGTTAATGTTCTAACTTATATTATTATTAAAACTATTGATTATTTTAATGGTGATAATAAAGTTCCTACTTGGCAAAAAAGATGTGTATTAGTTATAAGTATTGCTGATATGATTGGCATTTATATTACAGCTGGTTATGATAATACTATTATGCTTGTTAATAGTGCTATTCTTGCTCCTGTGTTTTGGAGTTGGGTTGTTAGTCCTATTCTAAAGAAACTTGGAGTTGGCTATAAAGATATTGATAATACTATTGGTTAAGATTGTATGAGATTGATTAGCTAGGCTTGATTGACTGATTCAAGCCTGCTATATCCTCTACGGGGAGTATAGCTTGCCAAATTTGGCTAGTTTTAAGCCTAGCTGATTAACTGTACATGATTTAATGAAAGTCTTGCTATGAGCCTAAAAAGTGGCTCTATGAACGTACATAAATATTTACAATATTAAAATTTAAAATAGTAAAGTTATGAGAGTTATTAATACTAAACATTTTCCTTTTAATGGTTATAAAGCTATTAATCTTTTTGGTATTATATTTACTAAAGGAGAATTAAGTAATAAAGAACTTAATCATGAAGCTATTCATACAGAACAAATGAAAGAGATGTTATATATCTTTTTCTATATATGGTATGGTGTTGAATATCTTATTATAAGATTATTTCATATTAAACAACATGATGCTTATAAAGATGTAAGTTTTGAAGAAGAAGCTCATATTAATGATGATAATCTTAATTATATTAGTGAACGTAAACATTATACTTGGACTAAATATCTAGGTATTAATAGTTCTAAAACTGCTTAATTAAAAAATGTTAATAATATTGTTAAACTACTTGTTATTAATAATATAATTTATATTTGTAACAAACTAAATTCTAAAGATATGGAAGATGATAAAAGAGTTAATTATAAGTTAGATGCTATTAATAAACTTATTAATAATCTTAAACTTAGTATTTCTGGTAATAAAGAACATGATGAGCTTGGAGAAAATAATGTTATAGTTAATCTTGATGAGATTAGTCAAAAGATTACTGAATTACATGAAATGGTTAAAGCTGAATTTGATGAGTTTGAAAATCAACATAAAAGTGAATCAGATGAAACTCAAACTCTTCTTAATAGTCGTTTTGATAAAATTGATGCTAAATTAGATAGTATTAAAGCTGCTGTTGATAGTATGAAAACTACTATTGGTAATAAACTTGATACTGTTAATTCTACTATTAATAAAGCAAATACAGATATAGTTGCTGCTATTAATGCTATGAAAGCTAGTAATGATACTAAAAACGATGCTATAATTACTGCTCTTCAAGGACTTGTAACTCAAGTTAATCGAAATACTAGTAATATTAATTCTCTTAACGGTCGAGTTGATGCTCTAGAACAAGCTTAACATGAATTTTAATTTAGTAGAGATGTATAATGGCTTGTTAAGATTTAACAAGCATATACTAAATGAACTTGCAGAAGGACTTAAACATTTACCTAATTTAGATGGAGTATCTAAAGGAGATAGTTTAATTATTAATGAACAAGGTAATCCAGCTTGGGGTTCTGCTGCATTTATTCCTACTTTTGAAAATGCTGCGTATGGTATTGAATGGACTAAAGATGACAATGATATAATCAGAATTGGTAATGCTAAATTTCATAGAGAACTTCCTATTCAAAATAGACTTAAAGGTTGTGTCTATAATGAAAAGAAAATCAGTTATTTCCTTAATCCTACGGGTTGGGCTAAACCTCTTGAAAATGGTCTTATTCCTCCTCTTGATGGAAGTGATGGCGATGTTGGGGTAAGAGTTCCAGAGTTTTATATGTGTGTTAAAGATACTGGTACTAAATATCAACTTTGGATAAGCGATTTTAATATTGATGGAACATTTACTAGAGTTCATCCTTTTATTATAAGTCATACTAAAACTATGACTAGAACTAGAGAAGATGGTAAAGAAGAAGTATTTAGCGCTTGTATTAAACATGATAATACTAGATATTTAGGAGGAAATAAAAGTTCTTCTGTTGTTGCTACTAAATTACAAGGTAGACCTAGAACTGGAATTAGTTATGATAAAGCTAATGAGTTTTGTGCTAATCGTGGCGATTGGATTACAATGATTGATTATCTTGAATATTGTGCTTTACAAACTCTTTGTTATATTGAGTATGCTAATTTTGATAATCAAGCTGCATTAAATACTAATTTAACTAGTGATGGATTTAAACAAGGAGGACTTGGTGCTGGTGTTACAAATTTAAATTGGGATAGATGGACAGCTTTTAATGGTAATAATCCTATTGTACAAACTTATTGGACTGCTGAACATAATATTGGTAATGGTAGTACAAATGGTGACCATTATGAATTAGGAAATTATAATGCGGATGGAAGTAATTTAAATACTTATCCTGCTGTTTATCGAGGTATTCTAAATTTCTTTGGTGATATATGGACATTTATTAGAGATGTAGCTATTATAAATCGTAATGTAAATTATAATAGTGTTTATCTTCTTAAAAAAGGAGTTAATCATTCTGATGTTACAAAAGATAATATTCAAGATAAATGTTATTTTATAGGTGACCAAGCTAATACTAATAATCTTATTACTGAATTTGATTTTAGATTTGGTCCTTATTTTGTTCCTAATAAAGTTGGAACTAATAAAAAAGCTGACTATAATTGGAAAAGAGGTGATGATGGACAAGATACAGATAAAGCTATTCGTGTGCTTCTGCTTGGCGGTAGCGCTCATTACGGTTCTTGGGCTGGCTCTGGTGGCTTTTATTCTTATTGGGTTCGGTCGGATTCTGATGCTCATGTCGGCTTCTTTACCACAGTTAAGCTTGATTAAATAAGTCCACGTAGAACTGTTGCTAGGAGTAGTTGGTTAATTAATTTGTTTTCTGTTTTTGTATTTCTCGATACTACTCCTGCAACAGTTTATTATAATAATATTAAAGGTTATATTTCTTAAGATGATTGACATTTAGATACAGTGCTTCTGCTTAGCAGTAACGCTAATAACAGTTCTAAAGCTAGCTCTAGTAACTTTAATTCTAATTGAGTTCAGTCAGATTCTAATGCTAATGTCGGCTTCTTTTATATAATTCCTAAAACTAATAAATATAATATTAATATAAATATTATTTTGGGAAGTATAACCTTACCTCTTGGTAAAAGATAACGTTATTTAGAAACTAAAAGTGTTGGTAGTGATATTCACGAAGGCTCTTATATAAATTATATAAATATGAAAAGATATAATGGTTTACATGATAAACTATGTACTATTGAAAATATTGAAGTTGCTGATGATAATGCAAGAAAGAATAAAAATAAGAAATATGGTATTAATAAACATGATAAAAATAGACAATATGAAAATGAAGATTTGGTAGATAAACTATTTAATCTTAAATATAAAACTTCTAAATATAGTCTATATAAAATATATGAACCAAAAGAACGTATTATTTATAGACTTCCTTATTATCCAGATAGAATTGCTCATCATGCTATAATGAATGTTGTAAAAGATATTTGGACAAAAAGTTTTATTCATAATACATATAGTTGTATTGAAGGTAGAGGTATTCATCTTTGTGCTAATAATCTTAAAAGAGATTTAAGAAAATATCCTAACGAAACTACATATTGTCTTAAATTAGATATTAAAAAGTTTTATCCTAGTATTCCTCATGATGGTCTTAAAGAATGTATTAGAAAGAAGATTAAAGATAAAGATTTTCTAATGATTCTTGATGAAATTATTGATTCTACTGATAATGTTAGTGATATTTCTTCTAAATTAACTAATAAGATTGGAATTGGAGTTCCTATTGGTAATTATCTATCTCAATACTTTGCTAATCTTTATCTTAGTGAACTTGACCATTTATGTAAAGAAGAACTTAAATGTAAATTCTATTATCGTTATGCTGATGATATAGTTATTTTAAGTAATGATAAAGATTTTCTTCATAAAGTTCTTATTTATATTAAATTATATGTTCATACTATTGGATTGAAAGTTAAAGATAATTATCAAATATATCCTGTTAATAGTAGAGGAATTAATTTTGTTGGTTATGTATTTTATCATACTCATACTTTAATTAGAAAGTCTATTAAATATAAAATTATAAGACTAGTAAATAGTTATTTAAATAGAGAAATTGATAAGAAAGAATTTAAAGTTAGAATGTGTTCTTATTATGGATGGCTTAAACACGCTGATGCTAAAAATCTTCTTTATAAAATTCAAAGTCTTACAGGAGTTAGATATTCTAATTGGAGTGGTAAAAGAACTAATATTGCTAAGTATTATGGTAAATACGTTAGAATAATTCAAGTTATTAATTATGCTAAGTATTTTAGAATTAATTTTATTAGAAATGGTAAAGCTTATTATGCTGATAGTAGAGATAAAACTCTATTCTATTCTATACATAGACTTAATCATTTTCCTATTAATTTTAAAATTACTAAATATGATTGGCGTATTTATGCTAAAAATAGAAAAGAAAAAGTTAAACCTCAAACATAATATATTATGACTAAAGATAAACTTAAAGATGATATTATTAGAACTATATGTTGTTTAAATAGTGATATATCTAATAAAGATAGAAAATTACTAATTGAATTATTAAATTCTATTGTTGATTATACTAATAATACTGAACTTGAACAAGATGTTAAAGTTATAACACAAAAGCATAACGAATTAGTTGAAACAGTTAATGAACTTAAAACTAAAGTTGAAACATATTCTAATAAGATTAATGAACTTGAACAAAGAGTTCATCAATTAGAAAACGCAAGTCAATCTTAACATGGCTAGTCTTAATCAATTAGTTAGTGAATTTGCTCATGCTGTTGGCAATCCTAATAGTATTCCTCTTAGACGTAATCTTCGATATGCTATTCTTCATGGTCGTAATGAACTAATTCGTAAAAGTTATGAAAATCATAAATATGTTGATAAAGGTTTGCAACAACGTATTCGTGTTTCTATTATTAATGTTCCTGATGGTGACTTATATAATAGTCAAACTCTTGGGCTTCCTGCGATTAAACGTACTAAACAAGAAGTTCCAAAGCCAGTTAGACTTATTAATAACTTACCTTTCCAATCAATTAGAACTACCGGACATACTGGAATAGAAATACCTTTTGCAAAAGAAGCTAGTGCTAAGTTTTATCATTATCTTGCAGGTATGTGTAATCTTCCTGTTTATGATTATATTAATGGTTATATTTATTTCTTTAGTAATAATAAAGATTGGTTTCAAAATATAGGTTCTATTATTATTGAATCTCCATTTGAAATTCCTTATCTTGTTCCTACCGAAACTGTTGAAAAAGCTAAAGATGTAAATTATGACCCTATTGATGATGAAGCTAAATACGATGATGATGAATTTCTTATTCCTGAAGATATGATTGGAGCTCTTAAAGAGATTGTATTTAAACGTAATCTTATTGAAGTTCCTCGTCAAACAAATGAAACTCCTATTGATAATTTTGTAACTAGATAAATTATGATTAAAGATATAGATATTAGTCATTATTATAAAAAGTTTATTGAAACTTCTAATGACGATATGGCAAAATATAATAAAGAACTTGAACTTATAAATAAGATGAAAGCTGATTGCCGTGCTTATATTAAAAGTAAAAATCAAGTTATTAAAGATGATTTAAAAATTAATCTTAATGAATATGGGTTTCAATTTCTTAATGATAATGTTGAATTAATTAATAAGTTAGAACAATTAATTAATAATCAACTTAGTTATACAGTTGGAGAAAGACGTATTGTTCTTCTCCAACTTTTGCGTTATTGTAACTTAGCTAAAAAAGCAAACGATTATATTATTGCTCTTAAACTTGCTACAAGACGTTCTGAATTAAGTCTTTCTGATTATAAAAAGTACATTCATAGGTATTATAGTTATGGTGTTCATAAATGTGTTCTTGAAGGCTACGCTTATCATTTTAAATATGAAATTGGTGATTTAGTTATTAATTTCTGGAGATATAGAGATAAACCTAGAGATACTTATGTTGATTGGAACGCTACTAGACTTAAAAAACAAGAAATTATTGATGCTGGTCTTAAACCTTATGATAAAGAAGAAGCAGAAATATATAAAATTCGTGGACTTAAGTATGATGGTATTCCTTATGTAGTTTATAAAACTAATAAAGAGTTTTATGAAATACAACTTATTAATAATGGAACTCATAGTTATAGTGCTATTAAATTTAAATATGCTAATTATATTAATAGAGAACTTAGAGGTAAAGATGCTAAGCAACTTAATTCTGAATGTAAAACTGTTGATGATATTTTTAATCTTAAATTAGGATTAAGAAGTAAACTTCTTGTTTATCTTGAACGAGAACCTAATGCTCCATTTAAATATATTAGAAATGTTAATCAACAAAAGTATGAACGTGGAGCACATAATAATGGTAATAAAACTAGATATAAAAACTAATATTATGGCAAATAATAAAACGATTACGATAGAACATATTATTGCTAAACTCGATAATGATTTCAATCCTGATGGAAGTGATTGGATTCCTAGAGTTCCTGCTTGGTGTGTTGATGCTATGAATGAACTTAAAGTTCTTCGTAAAGTTGATAAGAAAATGAAACTAACCGTCATTAATAAGATAGCTAAAAGTAAATGTTGTCTTATTGATGACGGTCTTAAAGTATATGATAGTAATGGTTGTGAAGTACCTAGGGCTGATACTAGTAAATATAGATGTGGTGATACTGAATCTGCTCCATCCTCTACGGGGGGTCAAGCGGAGGACGAAAGTCCGGAGCGTGCTACTAATAAAGACTATCTTGGTATGCCTGATGATTGTTGTCCTAATGGTTCTAGAACTAGAGAAGTTATTGATACTGGTAAAGTAGGATGTAATCCTGTTGTTTATACAGTTCATAATAATACTGAATGCCCAAGATGTCAGCATGAAGTTCATTCTCATTGTCAGACCCCCCGTGGAGGATATGATAAGTCAAATCATAATTATATTCTTATTGGAGGTAATACTATTGAACTTAATTTTAATGATACTTGTATAACAGTTGTTTATAAAGATATTGAAACTCAATATAGTGATAATTATCATTGTGAAATTCCTGTTATACCTGCTAACGGTAAATTAATTCAAGGTCTTACTTATTATTGTATGGCTCGTATGCTTATGAGAGGATATAAACATCCTGTGTTTAATCTTTCTGCTAGTCAATATGGAACTAATCCTTTCTATCTATGGGAAAGTATGAAGAAAGATATTAAGACTAGTATTCTATTAGATGAACAAAGTGATGATAATAGTGGTTGGAATGAGTTCTTTTATAACTTTACTTTTCCTAAATAATTATGAATATACAAAAGAAACTTAGTCTTAATAAACATCCAGGTGATTGTGTACCTTATTCATTAGTTGCTGCTAAAAATGTTAAAGTGAGTAATGATGATAGGATGATTGTTAATGAAGAAGGACTTGAAGATTGTAAAGCAATTGCTAATTCTATTCATGAAGATGGTATTAATAATTTTAAAATAGTTGGTGTTATTCCAACTAGTACTGAACTTATTTTATTTATTGTTAATACTGATTCTAATGAATCTTATATTTATAGATATAATGAACAAGCTGATAATTGTTATAGAGTAAATAGTAATTGGAAGTATAATGGTGGAAAGATTAAAGGAACATATACTTATAATGTTAAAAATCATCTTATTATAGCTATTGCTGAAAGTAATGCTTCTATTGATGTTCCTCTTAAAACTATTAATATTGATTTAGATTCTGACCGTCCTGATTCTGAAATGTCTATTATTCCACAAATAACTTTACCTACTATTAGTGGTTTAAATTATGTTAGTGGTGGAGCTTATAAAGGATTTTATTTTATATTTATTAGATATAAGATAGATAAAACTAATTATACTAAATGGTATAGTATTGGATTTCCTATTTTTAATGATGTTATAATTCTACAAGTTATTAATAAAGTTTGTTTTAGAAAAACTAATGTTTATGAACCGAAAGATGAACCAAACGGTTATTGTTATGGTAATACCGATTCATTTAGTGATTCTAAAGATATATGTAATCAAACTTTTGAAATAAATATTAGTGGAGGTCGTTCTGGTCTTTATCAACTTGGTTTTATTGTATGTAAAAAAGATAGTACTCAAGCGTTTAGAACAGATGATTTAAATAATAATATTTTTAAATTTAGTAAAGATATTCTTGTTGAATATAATGTTGCTGATTTAACTACTGACTATTATAATTATTATAATGTTGGTAATATCATTAATTATAAGAATAGAATATATATTGCTAATTATAATGAAAAAACTGATAACGATGACAGAACTTTAAGTAATGGTAAAACATTAGAAGAGGCTGTTAAAGATATTACTATAAAACTTCGTAATAAAGCTGTTAATGCTTATTATAATGATTATACTACTGTTAATGCAGTTAGTGAAAAAGGTCCATATTTTAAAATGGCTAGCCTTCAAATTACTGGTACTGCTGATTGGCAAATTAAAGATATTAATAGAGTATTCAATAATAATCAATATCCTTTTCGTACTTTTAGAACTTTATTTAATGATACAGTTATACAAGGTATTGCAGTACATGAATATTTAAAGATTAATTATAATACTAAAATAAAAGTTGGTAGTAGAGGTAGTCATAATCTTAAAGAATATCTTGCTTGTCATTGTTTTATTATCCCTACAAGTTATAAATATGAAAATAATCAATCTGTTTATACTTTACCTAGTACAGTTAAAATAGCTTGTTATGTTTATAATGGAATTGGATTTACAGAAGATACTGTATTTACTAGTGGACAAGTATTATTTGGAGATACTATATTTGATATTGATAATTGTAAAATGAGAATTACTCATTCTACTATTGAACCTAGTTATGATTTTAATGAACGTAAAAAGAATGATACTCTTATTCCCGGAGAAGTATATAACTTTTTTATTCATTTTGTTGATAAATATGGTGATGCTAGTAGAGGATATAAATTGTCAAATAAAGATAAGTATATAAATAATATTGTTAATGATGGTTCTCATTGTACTATAATTACTTTTAATTGGAATAATCAAGGTAATGGTAATATTCCATATTGGGCTGTTATTAGTGGAGATATTCCAATATCTAGTATTAGTTCTAATGTTAAAAGATATATTGCTAATCAAAAAATTGTAGTTTATACTGCTGAACCAATAAATAATCCTACTACTAATATATTACTTAATAGTTCTGGTGAACTTGAAGCTACTAATAAAGATGAACTATATACTCTTATATCTAATTATTTTATTGATTATCAAGATAAAGATAAATATAATGATTTATATGTTTATCAAGTTATAAATAGTGGTAGTTATACTCCTTGTCGTAATCAAGTAATAGGTGCTATTGGTGTTGATAATGAAGCTAAATTTGGTTATTACGAAAATATTAATGGTGATGAACTATTTAGAATACCTGATTTAATATTTGATGCTGAAGCTATTGGTGGTGAACATACTAGAGGCTTTATATATAATATGAATAATACTTTTAATAAGTTTTATATTCGTGCTAATATTGATACTACTTTATGGAATCAAATTAAAGAATTAGGTTATGTTGGATGGTTTATTAGTTATGAAAAAGTTGAACCTATTACTAGATATACTGGATTACTAACTAGAAAAGATTATTGTAATATAGCTAGTAATGTTACTTGGCAAAATAGTAGTTGGGGTACAAAACCGGGTTTTGTAGCGAATAATTTTACTAGTGATAAATGTTATCTATATAGTGGTCGATTTGATATTGATGATAGTATTAAATATGATTTTAATATTATTCGTATTGATGGTAAATGTAAATTCGAACCTTATAAAGAGAAACATGATGTAGTTGATATGGTAGTTAATACTACCTGTCCTTATAGTTATAATATGCCAGTTATAGGTGTTATTAGTAGAAATGAATATAAACCTATTAATAATTATAAATTAGTAGTTGCTGATAGTGTTACTGATAGTAGAGCTGGAAAAGGAACTGCTCTTGAAATGGATGATTATAAGGAATTACTACTTGATGCTGAAACTATGTTTCTCGCAACAGTTCTTAATTGTACTAAAAATATTTATACTAGCAAAGAAAAAGAACTTATTAGACTTAATGATGTTTGTTATAATGGTGGAACTTATTCTATTGAACATGGATATAATGGTAGAATGACTTATGATGGTGTTCTTATTTATAATGATAATGGAGTTATAATGAACGAAGGTAATTATAAATTATATACTCCTACTAATAATCAATATTATTATAGCGGTGATGAACCGTGTTGGCTTGATATTCCATTCAATGTTTATATTCAGTTTCCTTTATATAGTGATAAATTTTTTGAAAGTAAATGTTTTAATAATGAACCTAGTAAGATAGCTTTTAGTATTAAAGAAGAAACTGAAAAGAAAAGTGTTGCTTTTGGTACATTTGTAGAACCTAAAAATAGTGTTGATTTATTTAAAGACCCTATTGGAAATGTTGACCAATATGTTCCTAAACTGTTAACTCAATATCGTAATGATATTATTAATATTACTTGTTTTGACAAAACTATAAGACGTAGTAATGTTATTCAAGATGAAAGTGAAGTTAACGCTTGGAGAATATTTCCTATTGAGGGTTATAAAAATATTACTGAAAATAAAGGAAGCATAACTAACTTAATTGGTATTGGATATTATCTTTTAGTTCATACTCAACATAGTATGTTCATGTTTGATATAAGTGCTGCACTTAAAACTAGAGATGAAAATGTTCAATTATATCAACCTGATGCTTTTGAAGTTGATTATAAAGAAGTTTTTACTAGTGATAAAGGTTATGGTGGACTGCAAGATGATTTAGCATATATAGTTGGAGAATTTGGTTATATTTTTTATAACGATGATTTTCATAAACTTTATCAATTTGATGATGGTCAACTTAAAATAATGGATGAAGATATTAAATTATGGTTAGATAAATATCATCCTAATAAAGTTAGATTTGCTCATGATAAATTTAATAATCGTATTCTAATTAAATTTGATTATACTTATAATAATATTAATCCTAATACTAAAGAATCTATTATAGAATCACATAATGAAGTTATTAGTTTTAATTATAAAATAGGTAGTTTTATTAGTTTACATGATTATTATTTTAATAATGCTTGGTCTACTAAAACTAAATGTTATTTTCAAACTGAACATAACGATGATAGACTTAATTGTCCTCTTCATGTGTTTACTAATGAATATAATTATGGTAGATTTAATACTCACATGGGTGATGATAATAGAAGTCTATATTTAGTATCTAAACAAGAAGTTGGTGATGAGCCTATATTAGTTCATAATAGTTATATTGATATTATGGTTAATGAATCTTATGAACTTATTAAATTTCTTGAATTTATTAAATATAAAGTGCGTAAGATATATATTCCTATTTATAATGATAATATTAATAATCCTGTTGATTTAAGAGAACATCCTTATGCTGGAGATATACTTCGTATATTTAATGAAGATAATGATACTGATGATATAGATAT